GTCGGATGTCGCGCCGTTCATCAGGACAGCGCGCCCAACCACGCGCCATCGCTCCCGCGAACGTTTCATTTGCTCCTGTGAGTCTGTTGAAGGCCATAGGCAGCTCAGTCTACCAAGCCGTCGTGCCAAGCGCGATTGCCGCTAGTGTGGATGGGGTTGTCAATTGGTATTACCAGCGAGAGCTTGTGAAGCAGTATGGACCGTATGCCGCTCCGGTTATTGGAGCGGTTACTACGGTTACGCTCGCCCAACTGTTGCAGTGGGCCTCTGTGATGAAGACAATCACAAAAGCGTTTAAAAGCAAGGCGAATCCCACAACGCCTCTGCCTGCACCGAAGCTGGCGCAAGTCGGCCAAATAGCGGTCCCCAGGTATAGACCAAGCAAAGAGCTGGTTGCTTTTGCGGTGAGTGTTCTGCTCCTCCGCATTCCCGAGATTCAATCCCGAATAATTCCGTTCGTGGGAACCACGCCAACGGTCCGACCTCGTCGATGGGGCGCACTCGTCTTAGTGTGCCTTGCTTTGCGCCGGCTCGCAGAGCAGTGGTGGAGCCGTCAGGGCTCACCCATTGGAGCAGAGTTCGCGACTGCGTTCATCACTCCATCTCTTACGACTAGCGTGCTCAGCTCAAGCGCGCAACGTCAAGTCTTTGTCGACCTACCTTTGGTCCAGAGCACGCCTCAGACAAACCATACGCATGGCGTCTCTGCGCGTGACCGCAACACGGGATCAGCCACAGCGGAGCTGGCCGCGGTCGCCCTCGGGCTTGAGCCATACTTTGTGCAACGGTCGCTAGCCGACGTGCGCAGAGGACGTCAAGGTGATCGCTCATTTCATTGGGCGAAGGACCTCGCGGTGCCCCCGCGTGGGTTTCACTTTGACCCAGCAACGCAGGCAGCGGTGCTGGTCGACGTAGATTATTACATCGACATGCCCAACCTCCTCGCCCGTCACCCGGGAACATACTTCATTGTGGCTTTCTGCCCGTCGGCAGTAGCGAGGAGTGAAGGCGAGTACACTTTTCGGTTCCTGGAAAACGGAAACGTGCTCTACCGCGTTAGCGGAGGCGCGGATTACGACCACCCCGTCTGGGACTATGCCGGAGATACTCTTCTGGTGGAGGATGTCGGATACTTGACGAAGAAAGTGAGTGCGTATCACTTGGATCGCAAGTTTATCGACGAACACCATTGCCTCATTATGCTGAGTTTGATCTCCAGCTTTGAGATGCCCAGCCTTATGCCTACCAATACCGTGATTCAGGGAAGGCGTTTGGTTCGGATGAACCCCGTTTCTGATGGCCATGTGGTGATGGACATCGTGCATAAGGACGGGGCCTATCGCAGTGTTGCCATGATTGGGGATTACACTGCGGTCACGTTACCACGGGCACAGTTCGACGCTGTGCGCGCAGTTGCTGTTGCGGCGAAGATTATGGTCTCACCGGCCACAGTAGCTAGCAACATTGCGCCCGCAACTCCAGTCGGTTTGCCGACGGAGCGTTTGCCACCTGGGCATGCGGCCATTTTGACCAACTACTTGCGGTCGGTCATCCCCCACAGTCCTCCTGTGGTTTATCCCCCGACAGAGTCATGTGTGCCGATTTGGTTCGCTAAGCATGACTACGACGCGCCTATCCCGTTAGTAGGGTTCGGGTCACCTCTCATCGGGCCCTGCTATACGTATGTCACCTCGATTGCTTCAGACGATCGGTGCATAGAAGGTCGCGTCGAAGCGTTTCACGACATGCAAGTCGAACCGCCTGTCCCTCCCACGCTTGCTAAGTACATGCAAGAATTTGCGGAATTCCTCATCCCGACTCCGCACGTGGGAGAGCCTTTAGATCGTGATTACGTGCACGACAAACAGGCTCGCGCTTCTCAGAAACACAAGTTGTATGAGGCGGAAGTTACCGGTCCGTGGTACAAGCGCGCGTGGGCTGCCTTCGTCAAGAAGGAGACGGCTGTCAAGCCTAGTGACCCACGAAACATTTCTCAGGGCGCCGCAGCCGGGAATGTCAATTATGCGTGTTTTATGTACGCTTTCCATAATGACGTCATGTCAAAGCAGGACTGGTATGCTTTTAACAAGACGCCGGCAGAGATAGCCAATAGAGTGTGTGAGGTGCTGAGAGAGGCACTCCACGCTGTTCTCGCCGATGGATCTCGCTTTGACGGTCACGTCAAGCGGTACGCACGCATACTCGAGCGCATCTGCATGCTCAGATTCCTTCACCGCAGTTACCATGCGGACGCCAATCAGGCGATGGATGAGCAGATTGGTCTCCCGGGATCCACAACCGAGGGCCGCCGCTACCACTCTGGCTATGGCCGTGGCAGCGGGTCGCTTGAGACATCCGACTTTAACTCGATACTAACCGCTTTCATCGACTATTGCGCATGGCGCAACACGTTGATCGGCGGCGTGAAGTGTTCCCCAGCTCTTGCGTGGAGCAAGCTGGGCATCTACGGAGGAGATGATAGCCTGGCAGGGGCTGTCGACCCGGCGGCTCTGAAGAAGAGCGCTGAGTTGATGCGCCAGGACTATGAGATTAAGGTCGTCGTCCGCGGGGACATTGGCGTTGAGTTCTTGAACCGCCAATTCAGCCGTGACGTTTGGTATGGAGACGTCAACTCCATGGCCAACCCATCCAGATTGCTGTCCAAGCTCTGGGTGGGGCCAGCCACCCTGCACCAACCGCTGATTCGATTCGGCGAGCGGGCATCCGGATATTATAGGATGGATCGTAACTCTCCCGTTATCGGAGAGATCGTGACTGTTGCCCACGAACTATTGGGAGATTTCGTGGAAGGAGCGCTTATGCCGTGGGATGGCAAGCACTCTTTGGAGAGCAACTGGCCTAACGTCGACGAGACTGGCTGGATGCAGGAGGTGTTCGACGCGAGCATCCCCGACTTCGACTTCGTGCGTTTCCAGTATTGGATTGCAGAGGTGCGGTACAGTGGCAACCCAGAGTTGCTTCTTCGAGCCCCGCTTTGCACAGCCGCCCCCGACTCGCCCACCGTTAAGGTGGCGTGTGTTGTCGGGGAGCAGGTGTCCTACCCTCAGCCCAAGACTGAAGTTGTCCTTCCCAAGGACAAAGGAGAATTGGACGGCAGTGATGTCTCGGTCGACTCACCGCCTCCAGGCACCATTGACCCGCTCAGTCGCTTGAATACGTGGAAACTCTCAGAGAGTGAACTCACGGAAGAAAGCATCGCAACTGAGTGGGGAATGCCTGGACATCGATCCACAACTCCGCCTCCTGGTCGTGCTGATTTTCTTCGTCATGCTGGCGCCTCGAACCTTCGGGTGCCGCCTGACGTTTCAGCCGATGGCGTATACCCTACTGTCCAGTACAAAGACGGAAAGTGGGGAATCGTCGATCCAGTTGTGGCCGCTGACAAGTTGGTACCCGTGATAGGTGCTGACGGTAAGCGAGCTGGACCAGAGAGCGCGCGCCTCAAACCAGCGCGCAAGCCCGTGACTAAGGGCGAGGGAAAGAAGTTCACGGACCCGCGCGAGTGGGTCCTTCCGAAGATCCGAGAGGATGAGACAGAGTTGGACTTCAACACTCGTAGCAAAGAGTGGCACGAGAAGAGAGCCCGGGTGGCCAAACGCCTGGGTCTCAAGCTCCCGTGATGCGCCTTCGGGCGACGGCTTTCCTGGTTGTGCCTTTAAACAATCAGATGTGCGGTGCTGTGTTGCCCACTCACTCAAAGTGGGGCGCCGAAATTTATTTCTAGGCTAAATCCTTTTAGGATGAACAACAACAACCGCAAGGGCAAGCGCTCCAAGAAACCGAGCAAGGCTGCCCATGAGTCGCAAGCCGTGAAGGAGCTGCTCAACGACATCCGCCAAGCTGCAGGTCAGCCGGCGAAGGGGAAAGGCCGCGGCAGACGCAACCGCCAGGCCAAGAAGGAAATGCTTGGTGTTAACATGTCCGGTGGCACCAACACTGAGCGCAAAGTCATGAAGTTCTCCGAGCAGATGGTGAACTACATCAATGGCGCCACGGGCATCGGTGTGACTGCGATCAGCATCAACCCTGGTGACCCGTCCGTCTTCCCGCGCTTGAGCCAGATGGCCAAGCTTTTCGTGTACTGGCGATTCAAGTCACTCACAATCAAGTGGGTCCCCAACGGCTCCGCGTTCGCCGCCGCGAACCAAACCGGAGAGCTGGTGCTCGCCTACACGAATGGCTGGTATGACACACCAGCCACTACCATCCCTGTCGCGCGCGCACGTGCCCCAAATGTCGTGTGTGAGGCTTGGGTGGAGAAGGCCCTCCACGTGCCTTCAGAGGAACTCAACAAAGTGCGCTACGTCCGAGACAATCCATCGGCGAGCGCGGCAGACTCCCGTCTGTACGATGCGTTGATCAATGTCACGGTCGCCGGCACCCCACTCACTGGCGGCTTGGGCTACCTCACTTTGGACGGCGAGATTGAGTTGTGGGAGGATTACACTCCCATCACATTGGCGACCCTCGCGCCGCTCCAAAATCGCCTCTCTGCTTGGTACAACACCAATGCGCAAGTCGTTTTGACCGGAGTGCAAACCTTCTTCGGAGGGCCGGGCACTGTCACGAGCTTGACATCGTACCTTTGTGGCCCAGTGGCCACCATTGCGGCGACTTTCGGAGGGTTCCTGGCAACCGGGACGTACTCCATCAAGCTCACGGTCTACGTGACTACGACCACGAGCTTGGCCAGCATCCAACTTGACAGCAACATCATCAGCGCCCTTCAGACGACCAGCGGTACACTCCAGAAGAACACGGTGGCAGGAACGACCTACTCCTTCTCTCGTGAGGACTGGGCCGTCGTCGCTGAAGGGGCGACTGCCACATTCGCCCCAAACCTCACGGTGGTTGGTGTTGGCACTCTGACTTTGCAGTCATGGAGCATTCAGATCATCACTCATGGCTGAGTGCCTGGCGGCGCCTATGCAGGGCGCGGTATTAAATTCGTGCAAGCCGTCGGTGTCCATACACACCGCATAAATAGATAATTACATACATACATAGATCTCTAACG